TCAGTCTCTCGCGGTTCTTCTCACGGTACCGCTCCTTGGCCTTCCGGTCCCGCTCGAGCTTCTTGCGGTGCGACTCGGCCTTCTTGTCCTCCTGGGCCTTCCACGCCTCGTACATGGGTTCGATGGGCAGTCCTTTATAGACTTCGGTCATTCCTTATTGACGCTGACTAAATTATTTTTAAGTGCTTCACGGGCTTCACATACTCTTCGGAACCCGTGTACCAGGTCCATTTGAACCCACCCTGAGTGTTGAAGACGCCACTACACGTCTTGGATACCGCTTTGATTTTCAGTTCACGGTGAACCTGTGACACGCTCATCCACGTCTTGATGAACTTTCCGTCGAGTGTGTACTGGTTCACCTTTTTGGCCAACGTGCTATCAAGCATTTTCTGCATCTTTTGCTCGTCCGTGAGTTTGACCCCGAACAGGTAGCTCTTGGGACCTTTGCTCGCTTCACTCATCTTGCGCTTGGATTCCTCTGTGTGCTTGCGACCCATACCCTTTCCCTTGAGAGCTTGACTCAGACGTTCACGCGTGGATGGGTGCGCTGACGTCAGTTTCCCACCCTTTTGTAAATTGTATCCTTTCGGGGCGATCGTGTCCCTATCGGCAATTTCATGAATCTCACGGGCATCGAGATCTTCGTTTGGTATCTCGCAGATGACCTCAAACGAGAATTTATTGAGTCCGTGGAGCTTCATGGCGCGCTTGAGGACTCCGTTCTCTTTTGGACTGGTGATGGACCACCTGTGCTGATTCCAGCGGTCCTCGGCCTTTTTCCGCCTGGTCTGACCCACGTAACACTTGCCGCTCTCAATGTTCTTGACGAGGTACACGAAGCCCATCTTACACTAGCCGAGAAAATATTTGGGGAGCGTCTCCTGACGCTCCCTAAGAGGGGGCCGAAATAAATGCTCCTCCTTAGTAGAGATGTCATCGGTCGTCCAAGCGAACGTGACAATCCAGGGCAGCATCACGGCCCTGGGCACACTCGGTCAGACGACGTACGCGCCCGTGGACCTCGGCGTCAACTCTTTGTCACTGGCCACTGGAAACTTGACTTCGCTCATCACGACGTCCTCGTCGGCGCCCTCGGGATTCGCCGCGGCCGGTGAAGGGTCCCTGGTGTTCCCGGGGACGGCGAACGCTTACATCAGTTTCGGCACGACGGGTCAGCCTTTCTCAAACTCGAACATCTACGCGTTCGGCGATTTCGTTGTGGAGGCTTGGGTGAATCCGAGCAGTCTGGCATCTCAACAATTCGTCGTCTATCAAGGTGATACGATTGGAAACTCTCACTGGCTTTTGTACTATAATATAAACGGTACCGTCGCATGGTATTCTTTTATAAATTCAGTACTTTCATACGCACTGACCACGACGTCCATTTCAACTGGAACATGGACACACCTTGCAGTTATTCACCAATCGTCTACGAAACGTCTCCAAATATATTTCAATGGTCAGCCACAGACTCTGATTGCCGGGACGAGTGGAGGGTTCACAATGTCTGGTACAATCGCAAGTTATACGACGGGTATTATACCAACTACAATATTTCAAACCACTATTGGCGGCGCATTACCAATGACCTCCTCCCTCACCAACCTAAGGGTCACCACAGGCTCGGGCGCGGCCCAGATCTACAACAACAACGCGTTCACGCCCTCGACCAGCCCTCTGTTCCCGGCGTCGAACGTCACGGGCGGCTCTTTGACGACTCGTCTGCTCGTGCGCGTGCCCCTCTCACCCAACAAAATGGTCGTGCCTAAACTCGGCGGCGCGAATTGCAACACCGTCCTGGCCTTTCCGCCAGCGCCCATGACCGGGTACGCGACCAATATGACTGGTCTGTCTTACTACGGGCAGGGGACGTATGTGGCGAGTGCGAGTAGTGAGTTGGGGTCTCAAAATTCTTGGAAAAGTTTTGATAAATCTACGAGTACTTATTGGCAAACTTCTGCAGGAACTTATACACTCGACACGCAATATACAGGTACAGTCTTTACGGTAGACGCAAACGGGACGGCTTACGCTGGTCAGTGGCTTCAAATTCAGATACCAGTGTCAATTGTGCCATCTAGCTATTCTCTCGCGTCGGACGGCGCAAACGCGCCGTCTAAATGGTTCGTTCTCGGTTCGCGTGACGGAACTATTTGGTCACTCGTTGACCAACAGACAGGCGCGTCATCATGGACAGTGGGAACTTACAAGACGTACTCGGTCAATTCTTCACAGTCATTTACCTATTACCGAATTGTTATCGGCATTGCCACGGGTTCTATAGGTACCGCACCTACAATATATGAACTCGTCCTCAACGGCACCATCGAGTCGGTCAACGTGACCGCCGACGGCCGCGTGGGCCTCGGCGTCGTGAATCCCACGCGAGCTCTGGAGGTTGCTGGGGACATTGTGTGTTCAGGGACCGTGTCTGGTGGGAATCCGTTGATGTTCCGGAACCGGATCATTAACGGCAACTTTGACATTTGGCAACGCGGGACGAGTTTTTCGCTTTCCGCTGTACCAACGTATACTTCTGACAGGTGGCGTGTAAATTATGACGGGACAGGTGCGACCCGGACACTTTCACGACAGACTTTTACCCTTGGACAAACGGCCGTCCCAGGAAACCCCAAGTACTACCTCCGGTGGGCCCAGACTGTTGCCGGTTCTGATGGTACATTTAACCAACTCGAACAACTGATCGAGTCTGTACTAACATTTGCTGGTCAGACCGTCACTGTATCATTCTGGGCCCAGGCCGTATCTGGTACGCCAACAATTACCATGTACACTGGTCAGCAGTTCGGTACTGGTGGGAGTCCATCCACAGCGGTTTATCCTGCGAATTCGCCAACATATACACTCTCAACATCGTGGCAATATTTCACGTGGACTACATTCTTGCCCTCGATTACAGGAAAGACGCTTGGAACAAACGGAGATGACAACGTTTCGTTCGCGTTCCGTGCACCTTCAAACGCCACTGGTACCTGGAACATCGCCTCCGTCCAAGTAGAAGCCGGTTCCATCGCCACACCCTTCGAGGTTCGACCATACGCGACCGAACTGGCGTTGTGCATGAGATATTTTCAAAAATCATATGATATAACGGTTGCACCTGGTACCATCACGTCCGTTGGAACTGTTGGTGTCATGGGACAAGCCACAATCGGTGCTCTTGTGCCAATTGTATTTCCTGTGCCGATGAAGCCGGGTACCGTAACAACGACAATCTACAACCCTACAACGGGGGCGACAGGTACTGCCAGAGACAACGGTGATACAGCAAGTATTGCAGCAAATGCGCAGCGATCATCACCGGCAATTGCAACTGTTTCGGTCGGCGCCGGTGTGACCGGCACTTTCTATTGGTTTCATTATACGGCATCAAGTGAGCTTTAGTGAAATAAAACATCTAGATATCAAGTAAATGACGACCACCCCTGTTTTCACCTTCGCCCGAGTCGACCCCGAGTCTCTGGAGGTGATCCTCAAGTACAACACGAATGGCGGTGACCGCTGGGCCCCGGACGACCTCGAGTGCCTCGTGCCCTTCGACGTCCTGGCGGACCAGGCGGTCCGGGGCGATTCAGGTGAAATCGTCCTCCTCGAAGACCCAGACAAAGTCGAGGCCAAAACAGCTGCAGCATGGTCCCAACTCCGCGCCCAGCAGCGCCAGAAGCTCTACGAATCCGACTGGACGTGCAGCGTCACGGATTACGAGGTTCCAAACAAGTCCGAGTGGGCCGCGTACCGTCAGGCCCTGCGAGATGTGACGACGCAGACCGACCCGTTCGCGATCGTGTGGCCCGTGGCGCCATCGGCTTGAGTGTTCAAATCCACAGCGTGAGACTTGATTGACTTTATGGAGGTGCCCAGGGCCCCTATTATTTCATAGACTCCACGGAGGGACGCACGTCCCGAGCCCCGTGGACTTTATGGCCCCCAGGACCCCAGGTGGTCCCTCCCGTTTTCCGAATGTGAAAGCCCAAAGCTCTTGTGCAGACCTCGCACCACCTCCTACAAACTTTAAATTTTCTTAAATTATTGTTTTTTCTTGGCCTAAATTTTTTTGAAACATTGGCATTGGGGTTTCAGATTCGGAAAACTCTTAAAAAATTAAATACAAATCTTATCAGTATGAAGTGTGTGGTGGACTGGTGCCAGGCCGATGGCGACCCGGAACGAACTGAGGATGCGGATTGCACAAACAAATCTCGCCAAGTAATAGTACTCGATGAGCTTCAATCAGGGGGCCCCAACGGTCCCGACGCTCATAAACTCCAGTGCAGTCCTAGTGACCGGCAATGCAGTTTCAGCAAACGCGCTGACCGTGAGACAGTTCGGCACGGGCAACGTGTTCAGCGCCCAGACGACCACCGGAGCTACGGCTCTCTTCGTGGGGGCGAACGGGAATGTCGGCATCGGGACGGCGAGTCTAGGTGCAACATTGACCGTTCTTAGTAACCTCGTACACTTTAGTAATACTCTTGGAATCGGTTATCAGAACGGAGGTGGCATTGCTCTAGGAAGTTGCAACGGGGGGCCGGGGCTCGGGCATTGGTACATAGGTACGCAGGCCGTAAACCGCGATAACGGTGCAGGTCCTTTTTTCGATTATGGAAATCAGGGAGATCTTATTTTTAATCGTCACT